CGAGCTGGCTAGCTATATCTTTTATGGATACGTTATGGATTTCCGTATACTGTGTATTATTTGGAGCACTCGCTACTACACTTAATGTTACATCAGAAGATAGAGAGGTGTAAGACCCTATCGCACTTACCGGAGTAGAAGAAGAGGTAGCATCTGTACTTGAAGATACATCTTCATCAAATTTTATTTGATAGTTGCTCGCATCAAAACTATCTGGATTATTTATCCAAAAAGACTGGAAGGCTCCGTCTAACAATACGCGTCCGTCACTTTTAAATGTAATATCAATTTGCTGCGGGGAATTGCCTTGTTTTGTTGTTTCAAAAGTAGGAACAACAGGTAATAATTCAAATATAGACACAGTTACACTGGCTGTAGGGTAGTCTGATAGTGAAAATACCAATTCAGTAGGAAGAGACCCTTGATAGTTTTGTTCAAGAGTTAATACTATGCTTGCAGTGCCATCAAAAACCTGAAAAGTTTCAAAATCAGTAGTAAAATCACTAACTGATACGCCCGCTACCTGGAAAGCCACTTCGGACCCGTTAGGTACATTAATAGTATTAATAGTAAATGTTATTTCTTGTCCAGGATACGCCTCAGAAGTCGAGGATAATACTGTATACTGGCCTTGTGTAAATTCTGTTAAATTCTGGTATATTATATCATCATTAAACTCTGTAGTAACTACTTTAATAAAAGAACAAGTCAATGTTGCTATAGCTTTATTAATATAGGTTACATTATAGTTTTCACATACAACCGGAACACTACGAGCTCCATCAACACTGGATGAGTCTTTTACATGTAGTAGAAAAGATTCGACCCCATTTTTAGAATCAAAAAAATCGATCAAATCCGTAATTTCATCGTAAGATCTATTTGAAAAAGAGGCTGAGAAGGTCTCTTCTATAATATTTATACCGTCGGGGGTTCTTTCTTCGTAGGTACCACCTAAATTAATAGACCTTACTCGCTGTTTTATAGACGAAGAAATACCACGATCATATCTAATATATCGTTCTGAAGCTAATCCTATATTAATGCCTAGTTCTTGTGACATTTAAGTTATGTTATCCTGTTTCTACATACGCCGTAGTTACAAATCCATCAGTAACGTAGGGCTGTATATCTATAAATAGAGGTAGTTCAAATACCTCTTTTAGTTGTGCTGTTATAGTACCTAGTTCTGGAGAAGTCCACTCTACCTCATAATTTTCACATATGCAAGATATAGTTTTCTCACTTTCTACAGATACAGGAACTCTATAAGGAAACGGGTATGTACCTTTGTATAGCTGAAAAAACCTAAAAATAGCATCTATTTCTTCTTTAGGCCTATTTTCAAATTTTAAAATAATAGTTTCCTGCCGATTTAACAGAGACTTTTTCCATTTTTGAGTATACCCATCTCCAAATTTAGAGTTAAGAACATTAAAAGATGCCGACCTAGTGTAAGATCTATCTGGGCAGACATATCTAGGCTTAGTAACAGTTCTAATATTAAATCCAACTGGCATTATTTAATACTCTTAATCATTATCTATCTCAGCTATTGTTTCTGTTATTCCAAAGCTCGAAAAGAACTTTTACTTTCTCTTTTATTTGCTCAATATCAGCGTGCATTTTCGCCAGTACAATTACTAGCGTAACGAAAGCGACCGCTATAGGCCAGCCCGTATTTACAACTTCTAAAGCGCTCACACTTTTCTCCATACACTTTACGTGCCTCTCTACTTAGTAAAGAACAAGTCCTATTATTATACCAAAGAAAAAACCTAGTACACATAAAAAAATATACTGCTGTAATCCTTTTCTACTGATTTTTCTCATATTAACTTTTTACTCTTTTAAACTTGGCATCACAGCCAGAATGATAATCACTAATGTAAATTACTGAAAATTCTTGACAAATGACAGGTATCTGATAAAAGGGTTCGTCTCTTACTACATAGGGAAAAGATTTTACTCCTTCTGTTCTTTCAAAAAATCTTACTATTTTTTCTATAACTTCTGGGCTTCTGTTTATAAAAGAAACGGAGTACTCTTCATTTCTAGTAAATACTCCGTCTTTAATTCTGCTTTGATATCCATCTCCAAAATTTACTGATAATATCTGTGGTGTAATTATTTTTTTAAAATTTCTATCAGGACATATTATGTCTACTCTTCTCAAGTTTATACTAGGGCTTGCAGACGCGACCATTGGAACTACAGGTACAGATTCTACACCTTGATTATCTATAGGGGTTAACCTAGTTACTCCTAATGTAAATTCATTTGATGAAGTAACTAAAAAAGTTCCGTCATTTTGACTCTCAAAACTATTTACAATAGTTACTATTTCTCCCAGTTCAAATACAGATAAATTTGTAGTTATTGAATCTATAGTTCCATCATTTGTCCCGCTTATTCTAGTAAAAGAAATATCGTCTGCAATTATAATAAACCCTATATCAAATCCTACTGACATTATGCAGCTCCGTATGGGCTAAGTATCCCTCCAGAGCGCTTTTGATTTTGAAGTTCCTCTTGTACTGCCTTAGCTATTATATTTCCTAGTTTAACAGCGTCTCTACCAGACTCTTCCTGCGTTGAGGAAGTAGAGGTTCTGCCCCCTTCTCCCATACTAACATTAACTGTAACATTATTATTCTGGTTTGACCCTATTCTTTTATCTTTTAACTCTACAGGGACTCTCTTCCCATCGGGCATAGGAATAACAGCTTCATTATACCTACCTTCTCCTATTAGTGCATAGGTCGGCTTATCTACTACACCTCCATTAGCTAAGGGCACCGGCGCTGCTCCTCCTGTGAATATTGAACCTATTACTGCAAAAACAGTGCTAAGTATACTTCCTCCACCAGATGCTACTCCTGTAAGACTAGCTAAAAAGCTTTTCAAGAAACTTGCTAGACCTGTCCCGAACCCTTTCAAGAATCCAGCAAGATCACTTCCTAATCCTTTTGCACCTTCAAAAAACTTAGAAAAAGAAGTTTTAATCGTTTCTGTAAAAGTTGTCTCTTCGTTTAGTACTTTCTTTACTTCGTTAGTAGCGGTTTCTAAAGGCTTTGCCGCTGCTTCTCCTACATCTTGGGCAGTTTTTACAGGGTTCGCCGGAGACGGATTAAGTATCTCAGACATGTTACTGTCGTTTGCCTTATCACAGGCACAAGAAGCACAAGCAGCTCTAATAGTCTCCGCAAGTGCGGCTGCTCCGTTTGTAAAGGCGTCTTTAAGTGTTGTGGCCATATTAGTACTAGTTGTATCGAGTTGTGTGTCAAGTATTTTTGCACCCTTTCTATGGCCTTCTGCAACTTTATCTGTTAAAGTCATTCCACGAAAAATTTTAGACCCCAAATTACTACGGGCTATCATATCTATCATCGAATCGGCCATAATCTCCGAAAATTTACCCGCTAAAGTTTCAAATACAGATTTTGTTAAGTTTAATAAACTATCTCTGAAGCTGCTTTCGGCTCCTGTTAATAAATCATTTATAGCCTGTTGTAGCCCTGATTCAAAACCGTTAGCAATGGCTAGTCTATACTGCTCCATTGCTTCAGTAGAACGCATTAAAATATCAAGTTCAGCCTGCTTCTGCTCTCTTGTAGCTGTGGCGATCGCTAAGGTTCTCTTTGAGTTCTCGACATTCGAGACAGTATTCTCGTCTATAGCGTTACGCAGCTCTAGCTCTTTTTCTTTACTTTGTCTAATCTCTAACTCTAATAGTCTTTGTTGATTTATTATCTGTTGACGACGTGATTGCCCTGCAGTAAGACCCGCCTCAAGTATTTTCTGTCGGGTTAGTAGTTTTATTTTTTTAATACTTTGTGCGTTATTAAGATCTGCAAGATCGTTTTGGCGTTCCAATCTTTCTTTCGTTAGAGGTAGAAGATTCAGTTCCGCTAGTCTCAGAACATTAGCAGCTCTTAGTTTATCAACGAGCTCCTGCTGTGTGTCAGATAACACCCTAAGCTCACCGTTTTCATCCACGGTTGTTTCTAGTATCTTTTGCCTATTAGTTTCTATGATAGCAGTTAGATCGCTTTCTTTCTTTGCTTCGGCAGCAAGCTGCTTTTGTAGTCCTGTTAAGCTTTGAGTAGTAATTAAAAACCCTGCCTGTCGTTGAGTCTTAGCTATATCTGCAGCCGTATCTATTTTTCTAATTTCGTTATTTAGTTCTTGAAGTGCCAAAGCATCTCTAGCAAGATTATTTTTATCCTCTAGTAGTTGTAT